ATAAAAAGGAACCACTCACGGCAGAAGTGGTCGAACTCCTGACTTCTCCGCTGGAACTGGCGGCATATAAAAACGCCATCATGGAAGCCATGTTCAAGGGCACCAAGCGCAATGTGGAAAGCGAAGATAACTCAAAAAACGCAACAGTCGGGTAAGTGACGAGGAACTCTTTACCCGACTGCTTTATTTCGGAACGGCACAGCTGCATCTCGGTTTCGACGAAGTGTGGCTGATGCCGTTCGGCTATTTGCTCGATCTTTGGGAATGCCACCGGCAGTTTACCGGTATGGCGAAACCGAAGCGCGAGGTGTACATTGACGATATCATACCGGAGGGAATCTGATGCTCAGAAACTTACGAAATAACCTTACCTTTTATCAATGGGACGTGAACCAGCGTCTGATCTGTTCTGACACACCTGACGGTATCGAAGTCCACTTTATCGTGAATAACAGCTGTCTGGTCATGCTGACATATCTTGAGAACAAGATGTGCTATGTGGATGTTCCGAATATTGTATTTCAATCTTCCGGGTCTGTTGAAGTGTATCTTTACTTAACCGAGGGGACGGAAGGACACAGCGAACAGCGGTCAGTTCTGAAGATACTGCCCCGTGCTAAACCGGAGGATTATGTATATGAAGAAACACCTGTTGTCAGCTACCGACTGCTGGCAGAGCAGATGGAGCACTCCATTCATGAAGGAAAAGACGAAATCCTTGCGGCCATTGATCAGGCAGTGTTTGACAAGCAGCTTCTTACTTCCATTCTTGCAGGAACCTGTGAATATCTGACCGGAGATGCAATTACGGCTGTTGCAGATTACATTTTCTACAACAACCTGACTCTGCGTTCCGTTGATCTGCCAAACTGCATCCGTATCGGTAACCAGTCATTTTCCGGCTGTGAGAATCTGGAATCACTGAAGCTGCCGATGCTGTTCCTGACTGATTCACAGGCATTCAGTGATTGCTCTTCTCTTGTGACCGTTGATCTACCCAATCTGACCGCTGCAGGAGAACATACTTTTTCTGGATGCAGGAAACTGGTGTCAGCCTATCTTCCCGCTTTGACTACAATTCCCGTCAGTATGTTTAACCGCTGTGAAAGCCTGAAGGAATTATTTCACACGGATATCCAGAGCATCGGCTCTTATGCATTCTATAACTGCACGTCATTAGAAGAAGTCTGTTTTCCCAATATCAGTGAAATCCAGATGCGGACATTTTATTCCTGTTCGGCTCTGTGTTCTGCCGATATACCGAAGGTGGAATCTATTGCAGAATATGGTTTCGGCGGATGCAGCGGTTTGGAAACCATTCATGCACCTATGCTGAAAATCGTTGGCAATTATGCTTTTACCAACTGTGAGTCCCTGACTCATATTGATATGGAGAATATCACTGAGGTAAACAGCAATGCTTTCTTAAACTGCACTGCTCTTACAGAAGCCGGTTTCAGGATGATGGAAACCCTGTCCTATTACGCTTTTCAGGGGTGTACCGCTCTGAAAAAGGTATTCCTCCCTCTGTCTGTACAGCGAATACTCGCATCCGGTTACCGGAACAGTCCGTTTTATAATTGCACGAATCCCGCTCTGCGGATCTTCTGTGAAGCGGAAAGCCAACCCGCCGGATGGGGGCAGTACTGGAATTATGTGGAGTCATCTGCCACACTTCCGGTTACCTGGGGAGCGACTTATCAGGATTATCTTGCATACGAAAACTAACGAAATGGAGGTGGTCAGATGGCAGACGATTTCGGCTTAAAAATCGGTCTTGAGGGCGAGAAGGAGTTCAAAAAGGCCCTCGCCGACATCAATCAGTCGTTCAAAGTCCTCGGTTCCGAAATGGAACTGGTGGCATCGCAGTTCGATAAGCAGGACAAATCCGTCGAGGCTCTGACCGCCAGAAATACGGCTCTCAACAAAGAGATTGACGCACAGAAGCAGAAGATTTCTACGCTGGAGCAGGCTCTAAAGAATGCCGCCGAGTCCTTCGGGGAGAACGATAAGCGCACGCAGAACTGGCAGATTCAGCTGAACAAGGCGAAAGCCGCGCTGAATGGGATGGAGAAGGAACTCGACACCAACGAGAAAGCCATCCGTGAGATGTCCGAAGCGGTTGAAGCCGCCGATGAACCGGTCGAAGAACTGAACGATGCCCTGGAAGAAGCCGCCAACACTGCCGAGGAATCGGGCAGCAAGTTCGAGAACCTCGGCAGTATCGCAGGCGGCATCGGTGCGGCAATCGGCGGTGCTGTCGCGGCAATCGGTGCGGCTGTGGTGGCGGCAGGTAAGGAACTGATCACGCTCGGGGATGACTACAATAAGGCAGTCAACACAATCTCCGCCGCCACGGGCAAAACCGGAGCGGAACTGGAATCCCTCGGCGAAACGGCGAAGAATGTGTATACCCACAACTTCGGGGATTCGCTTGAGGATGTGGCGCAGGGACTTTCCGATGTCCAGAAGACCACCGGCTTGATCGGTGCGGAACTGGAAAAGGCAACGGAGTCCGGTTTCGCTCTCCGTGACACCTTCGGCTACGAACTGCAGGAATCCGCCAGAACCGCCAATGCGCTGATGAAGAACTTCGGTTTGTCCGCAGAAGAAGCGTATAACATCATCGCAGTCGGCGCACAGAACGGTGCGGACCAGAACGGCGATCTGCTTGATACCCTCAACGAGTATTCCGCACAGTACGCCGCGCTCGGTCTGTCTGCGGAGGAATTTCTGCAGGGACTTATCGGCGGTGCGGAAGCCGGTGTGTTCTCCATTGACAAGGTCGGTGACGCGGTCAAGGAATTCAACATCCGTGCAAAAGATGGCAGTGACACAACCATCGAAGCCTTCACCACACTCGGCATGAATGCCGAAGAAATGATGGCACGTTTTGCTGACGGCGGCGATTCTGCAAGGTCTGCTTTCTTCGAGGTAGTCAATGCGCTGAACGAAATGGAAGACCCTATGGCGAAGAATACCGCCGCAGTCAACCTGTTCGGTACGATGTACGAAGACCTTGAAGCGAACATTCTCCCCGTGCTGGCAAGCATGGAATCCGGTACGGTCGGGATGTACAATGCACTGGCGCAAATCAACGAAATTAAATACGATGACCTCAACTCTGCTCTCGAAGGAACGAAACGCTCCATCGAGGGCGTTTTTCTGCCTGCGGTCAGCGAGGTTTCCGGTGCGATCACGGACATTTTCTCGACCCTTTCCAATGAGATCAACAACGCAAACGGGGACTTCGGACAGATCAGCACGGCTATCGGAAATGCGGTCGGCGAGATTGCTACGGTGATTACCGAACAGTTACCGATGTTCATTCAGCTTGGTACGGACATCGTCGGCTCTGTCGGCAACGCGATTCTCGAAAATCTGCCGATGCTCATCGAAGTGACAGTCGAACTGGTCATGACGATTCTGGACGGTATCCTCTCCGCTTTGCCGCAGATTACCGAAGGTGCGGTACAGCTGATTCTCGCATTGGTGGACGGAATTGTCGATAATCTGCCCACTCTTGTGGATGCGGCAATTCAGATGGTCACCACGCTGGCATCCGGTCTTGCGGAAGCCATGCCGGAGTTGGTTCCTGTCGTGGTTGAAATGGTCACGATGGTAGTTCAGACGATCATCGACAATGTACCGATGCTTCTCGATGCGGCTTTGGAACTGATTCTCGGACTGGCACAGGGGATTCTTGATTCCATACCACAGTTGATCGAGGCTTTACCCGAACTCATCACGGCAATCGTGGAGTTTATCGTGTCAGCGATTCCGCAGATCATCGAAGCGGGGATTCAGCTTCTGACCGCACTGGTGAAAGCACTGCCGGAAATCATCGAAACCATCGTTGCAGTCCTGCCGCAGATTATTGAATGTATCGTTACAGCACTTCTGGAAGGTCTGCCACTGATTGTACAGGCAGGAATCGATCTGCTTGTGGCACTGATTCAGGCATTGCCGGAGATTATCGAAATGATCATCGTGGCGATTCCCGAAATCATCACGGCGATTATCAATGCGTTCGTCGAAAACATCCCTCTCATTATCGAGACGGGCATCAAGCTGTTCACGGCGATCATCGAGAATCTGCCTCAGATCATAAATGAGATCATCCGAGCGATTCCGCAGATCGTCACAAGTATCGTCCGTGCGTTCACTGAAGGAATTCCCGATCTGGTGGACGTTGGCGTGAACATGATCAAGGGCATCGGACAAGGCATCATGAGCATGGCTTCGTGGCTGTATGACCAGGCTTCAAAACTGGTGGACAATGTGGTCAGCGGGGTTAAGTCATTGCTTGGTATTCATTCTCCTTCTACGGTATTCGCTGGAATCGGTGAAAACATGGGTGCCGGTATTGGTGTCGGTTTCGTGGACGCTATGAAGCAGGTCGAGGAGGATATGCAGAAAGCCATCCCGACCGATTTCGATGTGGATGCGAGCATCGGAGATGTCAATCCTCCCGCATTGGGCGGTCAGGCATTTAACGTAACGATTCCGTTGACCATTGACGGAAATACCCTCGCCAGAATTCTCGCACAGATTCAGTGGTCGCAGAATGCGGTGTATGTGCGCAACCTTGGCACAACCTAACGGAAGGAGGTCAACCCATGGCTCTTGAAATCTATGAAAACAATACGCTGAAGCACACTTTCCCGCGAGTGCTGTCCGCCACGTTAGCTGACCACCTTTCCGGGGAACGGACGTTGTCGTTCAGTGTACTCGCCTCCCGTTCTCAGTTCCTGCAGACAGGCATGACAGTGAAACTGGATGGACAGTATTACAACATCGTCCGCATCAGTAAGCAAATCACAGACGGCTTTCCCATCACCACAGCGGAATGCGAACACATCTCCTATCTTCTGAACGATGAGCAGTATAACCTCGTTACCTTCGTCTTTGAAGGCACACCGCTGGAAGGATTGCATGAACTTCTGGATGACACACCTTTCTCGATCGGAGTCTGTGAAGCAACCGGACGGATCGAATGCTACTTCACCGAAGGCACGCTCAACCGCCGGAATGCGCTCATGCGGTTCATCGATGCCTGCGGGTGTGAAGTGGAGTATGACGGCTACAGGATCAATCTCCGCAAACATCGTGGCAGTACTGTCCGCAAAGTTCTCATGGACGGCGAAAACGTGACCAACCTGTCCGTTACCATCGACTCCCGCGAGAACACTGCATCCTACTCCATTTCGCTGTTCAAAATGGCTGATCTGCAGGCGGGTGACGAAGTGAACATCACCTACACGCCGATGGGGATCAGCGTTAACACTCGCATCGTCAGCATTACACACAACCCGTTTTACCGCTACACCGTGCAAATCGAAGTCGGCGATTATGTCCCCAACCTGATGGCGTCCACGGCAACGCAGCTTGACCGGATCAAGCAGGAATTCCGCGCGGCGGATGGTGAACTCCGCTCGACCATTGAGACGGTTGAGGGAGATATGTCCGAGCTACGGCAGACGGTGTCCGGTTTCGATCTGCGGATCGCAAATGCGGAGGGAGCGGTGTCTGAACTTTCGCTGACAGTAAGCGGTTTTGAGACACGCATCACCAATGCCGAAGGTGCCGTAGCGGATTTATCCCTTACGGTCGGCGGGTTCAGCACCAGAATCGAATCCGTGGAGGGCAATCTTGCCGATATGTCCCTCACGGTGAACGGATTCAACACCCGAATCGAGAATACCGAAGGCTCCATCTCAACCTTATCGCAGAGCCTGACTTCCATCACCACCCGAGTGGAGAATGCGGAAGGTTCGATTTCCACGGTTTCGCAGACCGCCGACAAGGTGAACTGGCTCATTGCCAGCGGCACATCCGCATCCAACTTTACGATGACCGACCGTGCGGTTAGCCTTGTTGCCGATAAGATCGACCTCTCAGGTTATGTCACGATCACCTCGCTGAAAACGGCAGGCAGTACCACTATCAACGGTTCCAACATTACCACAGGTACTATTTCCGCAGACCGGATTGACGCATCGACTCTGAAGGTTTCCCGTATGTATGCCGGTTCGACTGTCAACGTGGCGATCACATCCTCCGGTACGGAAACCCTGTATATCGGCGGGGACGGCACTTGGAACTACAAATACCTCAAAATCTTCGCAGACACGATCCAGTTCATGCAGTTCAGCGCGGGAAGCACATCCATGCTTGTGATGGACATCGGAAACCAGTCCTTTCGTCCGAATGCGGACAATTTCTGGGACCTCGGCAACGTGAACTACGGTTTCGGGACGCTGTTTATTACCAATATTTCATGCAAAGGCTCGACCGGTACCTGCGGTTCGACATCGTATCCTTTTGCGGAAGGATTCATCAAAAAGCTGTACCTTGGCACATCCTGCTACCTCTCGGCAAGCGGATCGTCTCTTTGCGTGAACGGTACGGCGATTGGCGGGGAGAGTAAGATTTCAAAACTTTATGTCCCGTCAACCACCCATTATGCCGAACTGAACAGCAGTTACGCTTTTCTGCCAAGTACCACGGTGTATGATTTCACGCTCGGTTCTTCCTCTTATCCGTGGAAAAAGGCATATATCACAGAGTTGTATCTCAATGGCACGAAGTTCACTCCGTCGACCGTTGATACAAGCAAAATTGCGTACTCCAGTTCGATTTACGCTTCGATGAACTCATCCAAGCAGTTCATTCCCGCCGCAAGTACCGGCTATTACCTCGGCAACTCCACCTATCCGTGGCAGTATGCCTATATCACCAACCTCTACATCAACGGCACGAAGTTCGACCCGTCTGCATCATCTACAAGCGGAGCGGATTTCGCCGGAAAGCAGCTCACAATGGGAGGCAGTACATCTTATTATATCATCTGCAACACCTCCCGTGAACTGCGTCCGAACACCACTTCAACCTATTATCCGTTTTACCTTGGCACTTCATCTTATTACTGGCACTACGCCTACATCGGATCGAATACGGTCTCCATCGGGAGCAGCAAATCCTCGAAACTCGGCTTTTTCGGCACGACTCCCATCATAAAGCAGACCCTCTCCACCTCGTCCAACAACATGAGTTACAGCAGTGCGACGTCGTCGAATTACCTCTATGTGCTGAATAATCTGGTGGGGATTCTCAGAAACAAATACGGGCTCATCGCCTGAAACGGAGGAAACATGAAAGTAACACTCAAAACTATCGTTCTCGCCATCCCCGCGCTCTCGAAACTGGCTGCGGAAGACATCAGCCTCAGACTGGCGTATCGCTTAAAGAAAAACATCGCCGAACTCCAGCGGGAAGCGGACTTTTTTGGCGAACAGCGGATTAAGATTCTCGACAAGTACGGGACTGCGGATGAATCCGGCAACTACACTTTTGAAGGGGACAACGAACAGTCTGCCATCGCGGAACTGGATGAACTTCTTGATCTGGAAGTTGAGCCGGTGATTGATGCGCTGGACATTCCGGTAACGGAGAATCTGAAACTTTCCGTCAACGACATCGGGTATCTTGAGCCCTTCATCAATTTCATGGAGGAATAACAAAATGAAAGAATTCTGGAATATGACACAGCTTGCCTTTGCTGCTGTTGGCGGTTGGCTCGGCTGGTTTCTCGGGGGATGTGATGGATTGCTGTATGCGCTGATCGCATTCGCCGTGATTGACTACATCACCGGCATCATGTGCGCCATCTATGACCGGAACCTGTCCAGTTCGGTCGGGTTCAAGGGCATCTGCAAGAAGGTGCTGATTTTCGCCTTCGTGGGCATCGCGCATATCCTTGATCTGTATGTGATCGGGACCGGTTCAGTTCTGCGGACGGCTATCATCTTTTTCTACATTTCCAATGAGGGTGTTTCTCTCATGGAAAATGCATCCCATCTCGGAATGCCGATCCCGACAAAGCTGAAGGATGTACTGGCACAGCTTCACAACCGTGCTGAAAAGGGTGAAAAGAATGACACTGAATAAGTTTTATCTGACAGAAAACGAATGCTACAAGGTTGGGCGAAAACACACCGTCAAAGGTATCATGGTTCACTCCACCGGATGCAACAATCCGAATGTGGCAACATATCTGAACTACTGGAATCAGCTTCGTCCGGGCGGCAGACAAGTCTGTGTCCATGCCTTCATCGGGAAGTTGTTCGGCAATGAGGTCGGGACGTATCAAACACTCCCGTGGGACATGGTTGGCTGGCACAGCGGCGAAGGCGCGAATGGAAACGCTAACTTCATGGGTTACATCGGATTCGAGATCTGCGAGGATGACCTGACGGATCGGACGTACTTCGATCAGGTGTACCGTGAGGCGGTGGAACTTTGCGCTTACCTCTGCCAGCAGTTCAATCTGACTGAGAAGGACATCATCTGCCACAGCGAAGGTCATGCGAGAGGAATTGCTTCCAATCATGCAGACATCATGCACTGGTTTCCGAAGTTCGGCAAGAACATGGATACCTTCCGTGCGGATGTGAAAGCGGAACTGGAGAAGGCCGAAAAGGTAGTTCTCGATAACGAAGCGGCTGACTGGTCGAAGGATTCCGTGAACTGGGCGATCAAGACAGGTTTGCTCAAGGGGGATGAAAAAGGAGACCTCATGCTGCACAGTCCTGTTACACGGGAACAGCTCTGCGTGATGCTGAGACGGTTTCTGGACGTGAAATAGAATAGCAGTGAGCCTGTCGGAAAATTTTTCTCCGGCAGGCTTTATTTTTTTGCCTTCGTACCCCCGAAATGCCTGTTTGCCATGGCTGTATTTTGAGAGACAGGCTCTCAGAAAGAGGCAAAAATATGGATGAAGAAAAAATCACCGATCAGAAAGACGAAAATTCGCTGAATCCGCAGAACGAATACAACTACATTCTTGCGCAGCAGATCACGAAAAAACTTCTCGCAAAAGGGCTCATCACAGAAGCAGAATTCAACAAAATCACCACTAAAAACCGCGAATCTTTCTCCCCTTTACTCGGCAGAATTATGCCGAAACTGACTTGATTATATTGCACTACAGAGGTAATATACATCACTGACGAGGGGGAGGTATCACTATGCCGAAAGTCACAAAAATTTCGGAGAACGCCAAGCAGAAGAAACAGTTACGAGTCGCGGCATACTGTCGTGTGTCCACGGATTCCGATGCACAGCTTGAGAGTCTTGAAACGCAGATGGCACATTACGAGAAGTATATCAACGACCATGCAGATTGGATATACGCAGGACTGTATTACGATGAAGGGATTTCCGGTGTGAAGATGACCAAGCGTGAAGGTCTGCTTCAGCTTCTTGCCGACTGCGAGGCACGGAAGATTGACTTCATAGTAACCAAATCCATCAGCCGATTCAGCCGTAACACAGCCGACTGTCTGGAGATGGTTCGGAAACTGCTGGAATTGAACATCCCGATTTTCTTCGAGAAGGAGAACATCAACACCTCTGCGATGGATAGTGAGTTGTACATTACCTTATACAGCAATCTGGCAGAGGATGAATCCCACTCCAACTCCATGAACGTGAAGTGGTCAACGCAGAAACGGTTTCAGAACGGTACATACAAACTCAGCAGTCCGCCATACGGCTACAGATGGAATGGTGAAGAAATGGTCATCGAACCAGAACAGGCGGATGTGGTACGGATGATTTTCACGGAAACACTGGCGGGAAACGGTTCGACCAGTATTGCGAAAAAGCTGAACGAACTCGGTGTTCCTGCCGCAAAAGGCAGCCGATGGTCGGAAAGTTCGATTCAAGGGATTCTGGTCAACGAGAAGTATGTCGGCGACGTGACCTTCCAGAAAACCTATACGGACGATCAGTTCGCCCGCCATGCCAACCGTGGTGAGAGAGATCAGTACATGATGCTCGACC